GACCACTTGATTGACACTCATGTTGTTTCCGAGATTAACTTCTGAATGTTCTCCAGCTCTTTCACCTGCAAACTCAAAGACAACCATCTGTATAGAGTCATCTGATGTCACATGGGATTTGTGCTGAAGTTTCAAATCTGGAAGAAGACGTCTCTGCATCTCATTTGACATTCTCATAGTTATCGCTGCAAGATCACTGCTCGCATTGCCAAGTATTCCTTGAAACATTCCTTCTGGACAATAGATGAAAGAATTGTCTAAGCTAACAAAACCTTCTTTTTCAGCATCAACCAGCTTCCTCATCACTCTAAGCCAGTTGTTTTTATCTTTCCCTTCCTTCTCACAAAACTCTTCCTTTTCAACAAGCTTCTCTTCTGATATTATCTGTCTGGACAAATTGTCAGGGATCTTAAAAACCTTGTTAGTGAATTGCTTCAAGCAGTTTTTGAGAAGAACAGATTCTGATCCTTTTCTCATTTTCAGAGATAGTGTTAAATAGAAGATGTGAGGCAGCATTGATGGTCCCCATTTTGAGCAATCAGCATTGTCAAAAACAACGTTTTTATGCCTGGCAGATCCTCTTTTGACTGTTTCTTCATAAGAACGCCTGTAAATGTCGTCTTTGTCTCTTTGCTCTATTAGATTCTCTCTATGGCCGGCATTGTGCTCTGTGACTCTTATCCATCTAGCCACATTCTCTATATAGACAGCAAGATTTCTTCCACTTGAATTCAGTACTGCTATCTCTCTTGGACCTATTTGATCTTTATGAACCATTCTAGCAACAACAGGACGATCACAGTAATTTGAATGTATTATAGTCTGCCAAGCACTATCTGAAGAGGTCAAAACATCAGCCATCATCTTACTAAGTCCAACTTCGTCTTCATCTTCACTGTCATCCTTAAATAAGTCCTCAAAAGATGGTCCTTGCCTATCTATCATATTGACATTCCGATATTGTGCTTCAATTGTTGTCTGAAAACATTTTGATGTTTGATGTTTTGCTGGATTATCCTTGCTTGTTCCCTTTTTGCACTTGAAAACTCCTCTTGCAGTGTTGTCTTTGCATGATCCTCTGTTGTTCATGATGTCAGAGAGAGACACATCTCTTATGAGCACATCTCTTCCAGAGCTGTATGTAGACTCAGCTATCTCCAGCATGGTTGTTGATTTGTCCCATGTCTTGCCACTGACAGTTCTAATAGAGTGTAAAGCTGATAGCACTATAGCTGAAACATCTGGTCTGTAGTTGGTGCCAGCTTCGATGAATGCTTCTTCCATGTACTTCATAAAGCCCTCTTTTGAACTTAAATCACAGTGAAGCAGTGAATTCTCTTTCTTGGTGATGTCATAATATCTGTTCCTTGAATCTATCTGTTTTTCCACCACTTGACACTCAGACATTGTCTTGTTCATTCTAACTATTGTCAGTGCCTTGCAAAAGTAAAAACTATTGAATATGTGCTGATCAAGTGGCAATGGAGTTAACTCATGAGGCATGGCTACATCCCAATTTTTGGTAGTGATTGATTTGTCAGCATAATCAACTGTTTCAATTGTAGTTTCGTAAAAAGACATAACATCGCCTAAGGCAGCATTTGATTTGAACAGTTGAACAACTGTAGTCATCTTGAGCATCCTGCAAAGATAAAGCATCGACACAATATTGTCGGGTTTGAACCAAGAGATCTTTTTCCACAGATTTTGGCATCCATTTGACAACCCAGTTGAATTAACAAACATGTATCTAACCATTTCAGCCATTTGGGAGAATTTGCTTGAGTTAATCAACATTATAAGTCCTGCAGAGATCACTCTGTCAGATAATGTTTCTTGCATCTTACGACTAGTTGTCACTGAGAGCTCTGTTTCAACCTGCATTGATATCAAAGACATTGTCTTCTCAAAGAGAGTGACATTCCAGTCAAGTTTTGCAGGTGACATTGTTTCCCAGTACCCATTTCCTTCACCTCTCACCAGACAGATGCTTGATGGCAGTTTGATTTTCTCATTTCCCTCTATTTTGTATGATACATCCGCTGGTTTTCCAAAGTAACAGGACATGTTACTGACCACAACTCCATCAATGTCAGTGAGCTTTTGAATTGTGATTGTTGTCTCTTGCTTTTTTATGTTGCCACTCCTTGATTTAATCTTGTATGTCTTTTTTGGAATAAGTGATATTGCTCGAGCGATTGCAGTTTCCTGATCTATCAGAGCTCCTATTCCAGTCTTTGACATAAAGGACAGACTCCTCTTAGCAGTTTTCTTCATGAACTCAGAAACATCGGTATCATGAGTGGAATCTATAAGCATTGAGTCCTCAACAAGTTTCGCTATCAGTGTTGCGCTTTTGTTGTAATGAGTCTCTCTTCCAAGAACTTC